AATATTTTGTCCACTTTAAGTTTCTGCCAGGACTCGGATTTTATGGCTTTGGACTCATTCACATGATTGGCGGATTGAGCAGAACGGCAACGGCTGCTCTCCGTCAATTACTAGATGCAGGAACATTATCTAATTTACCAGCAGGATTTAAGCAACGAGGCGTGCGTATCAGAGATGACGCACAACCCCTTCAACCAGGAGAGTGGAAAGATGTCGACGCTCCAGGTGGAAGTTTAAAGGATTCATTTTTTAACCTACCTTATAAAGAACCTTCTCCTACATTATTACAATTAATGGGGATTGTGGTTCAGGCAGGTCAAAGATTTGCCTCGATTGCTGATATGCAAGTCGGTGAAGGCAACCAACAAGCAGCTGTTGGAACGACGATCGCCCTTTTGGAACGTGGTTCAAGGGTAATGTCAGCAATCCATAAAAGATTATATGTTGCATTAAAACAGGAATTTAAATTACTGGCAAAAGTATTTGCTACTTATTTACCTCCTGAATATCCTTATGATGTAGTTGGTGCGGCCAGAACAGTTAAAGTTCAAGATTTTGATGATAGAGTAGATATTTTACCGGTTGCAGATCCAAATATATTTTCAATGCA